TCCCAGACCATCCCGGGGATCTGCCGGACGTACGCGATCAGCGGGCCGACGCCCTGGGAGGCAGCGTTCTTCAGACCATCGAAGAACTCCCGGACCTTCGCCAGCAGCGCGCGGATCGCGTTGATCTGGCCGGTGATGATCTCGACGGCCTTGCGGATGACGCCAACGATGAAGTCCCAGACGGCCGAAGCAACGCCCTTGATGACGCCCCACGTCGCATCCCAGGCCGTGCTGATCCAGTTGAGAACCGTCTCGATGATGGCGCGTGTGAGGTTGATCGACGCCTGAATGTAGGGCGCGATCCAGTCCCAGACGGCCTGGGCGGCAGCCTTGATCCCGCCCCACAGGAAGTTCCAGATGGCTGTGAGGACCTGCGCCCCGAACTGGATCGCCTTGACGATCCGGTCCCAAGCCCATGTGATGATCGGCTCGATCAGGCCCCAGACGAACTTCACCACTGCAACGGTGGTGTTCCACAGGAAGTTCCAGATGGCCAGGATGACGGTCGCGATGGCCTTGAAGATGGCGCCCCATACGGTGGCCGCCACCTGGAAGAGCGCCGAGATGATGGACCACGCCGTCTTGACGATGTCGACCGCGAGGCCGAAGGTGGCCTTAATCAACGGGGCGAAGAAGTTGAAGATGGCCTTGATGATGTTCCAGACGAACGTCACCCCTGCAACGATGCCGTCCCAGACGGCCTTCGCCCCCTTCCCGATCGCAGAGAGGACGGGCCAGATGACGTTCCAGAGGCTGACGAAGAAGTTGGCAAACGGCCCGGCGAACCAGGCGCCGATCGCCTTGAAGAAGCCCCAGATGACGTTCCAGGTCTTGACGAAGAAGTCCGCGAACGGTCCAGCGAACCAGCTCCCGATGGCCTTCAGAGCGCCCCAGATGACGTTCCAGGTCCCGATCCAGAAGTTGCGGAACCAGGCGAACTTGACCCAGAGGATGACGAAGGCCGCGACGAGCGCGACGATGGCGATGATGATCAGGCCAATTGGCGAGAACAGGAATGACGCGTTGAGCGCGATCCAGGCCGCCTGGACGGCCCTAACGATGGCGATGACCTTCGTGACGGCGGCGAAGATCAGCAGGAAGGCTGCCACCGCCTGGACGACGGTGATGATGGTCTTCTGCGTCGCAGGCGACAGGTTGGAGAACCATGTCGCGAGCTTGGATACCACATCAACAGTCTGGAGGAGCGCCGGAAGGAGCGCCGTCCCAATCTGGATCGAGGCGGTCTCCAGCTGGCCCTTCATCTGCTCGATCTTGCCTGCTGTGTTGTCGAGTCGGGCCGCCGCGACGTCGGCCGCCGAGGTCTTGTTCAGCGCCGTAGCGAGGTCGTTGAAGCCCTGCGCGCCCTCGCCCGCGATGACGGCCGCCGCACGGATCGCATCCGACCCAAACAGGGTGTTGAGGTAGCTGAGCTGCTGCTCCTTCGACAGCCCCTTCATGGAGTTCTGCAGCACCTGCGCGATATCCGCGAGGCTCTTCACCTTGCCCGACTGATCGAAGAAGGCGTTGGACCCATCCTTGGTGATGAGGCCAAGCTCCTTCGAGAGCGCGATTTGCTGCTTCGTCGTCGGGATGAGGTTCTGCAGGAAGGACTTCAGCGAGGTGCCTGCGTCGGAGCCCTTGATGCCAGCGTTACCCATGGCGGTGATCGCCACGGCCGTGTCCTGGAACGAGAGCCCGGACAGCTTGGCGACGGCGCCAACCTGAGCCAGGGAGTACCCGAAGTCGTGGACGTCAATCGCAGAGTTGTTGGCCGCCCCCGCAATCTGGTCCACGACCTTCGGGAGTTCCTTGGCAGTCAACCCAAAGAGGTTCATGGCGTTGGCGGCGATGCCAGCCGCCTCAGGCAGCTCGACTCCGCCCGCAGCGGCGAGGGCGACAGTAGCGTCGGCCGCGCCATTCAGGATGTCCTTGGTGTTGACGCCTGCCTTTGCCAGCTCCTCCATAGCGAGCGCCGCCTGCGAGGCGCTGAAGGACGTGTCGGCGCCAATCTGCAGCGCCTTCTTGCGCAGGTCCTCCAGATCCGCCTTCGTGGCGCCGGAGACGGCGCCAATCGCGCTGATCTGCTTCTCGAAGTCGATGGCCTTTGTGGTTGCGTAGCCGAGCCCTGCGGCGAGGAGGCCGCCAGCAACAGCAGCCTTGTTCCCGGCCTCGGTCAACGAGCCTGATGTCTTCTTGGCGGACTTCTCGACGTTCTGGAAGTCCTGCTGCGCTTGCTTCGAGCCCTTGCCATCGTAGTTGATCTTGATGGTTCCCTCGGCCGTCCCGAGGTTATACTGCCCTGCCACCTCTCACCTCCTCAACGAGTCGCTGTCGGATTCGCGAACTTCATTGGGGCTCCCGTCCAGAGAGCGATCGCATTCTGCGCCGCTGCCTGAGCCACCGCTCCTTGCTTGCCGTCCACTGCCTCGTCGATCGACTCCTGGACCGCCATCCCGAAGGCGAACACCGCCCGATCGAAGACGTAGGCGGCGAACTCGTCTCTGGCGTCGACCAATTCGCTTGGGCGGCAATGGTATTGCTTAGAGAGCCTCCATACTTCCCAGAGTCTCCCCGAATTCCTCACGAAACGTCTCCAAGTCGCGGACTCCACCCACGACGAACTGGAAGATGAACACCTTGTCCATCGCGTCGATCATGTCGGTGTAGACCTGCTCCGGGTCGCGCTCCTCGTCCGGGAGGTCGATCTCCTCCATCAGCTGCGAGGAGTCGTCGTTGAGCTTGCCCCGCCACATGAGGATGGGCTTTCCGACCTCGTCGCGCTGGACCGGGCGGAGCACCGGCGGCTGGACGACGGCGTACTCAACCACCCTGTCCATGAGGTCCAGGACCTTGACGAGCTGATCGGTGTTGCCAGCCAGCTCCTGGAGATCCTCGGGCGTGATCTCGCGGGTGGTCGGGGCGCCCTTCTGGACGCGATCGATGTGCTCGGACTTCACGAGCCCGGTCAGCGAGTCCAGGCTGTCGAGGATTCCGGCCTTCACGAGGCCGGTGACGCCGGGGAGCTTCACCTGCGCCATCTGACCACTCGGCATTTCGAGGTCGGTCAGCCGCTCGCCGCCCTGCTTCCAGGCGGTGGCCTTGTACTTCTTTGCGGAGCCTGCCATCCTTGTGGTCCCTCCGGGAGTTGGTTTACAGCGGGCCGACGATGTCGACCGTGACGGTGGTGACGGTCCCGCCGTGCGTCAGGTTGATGAAGCCCTGCGCATCGAGGAACCGCGTGGAGTTGTCGATCTCGATGGTCGCCTCGGTCGTCGCGGTCATACCGGCCGCGCCCGAGGTGAGGAGATCGGCGAATCCGGCGACGGCCGCCGAGCCCGCCGGGATGACGGAGGTCTGATCGGTGACCTTGTTGGGGGTCGAGCCGGAGGCCTGCGCCGTGGCGCCGTTCTTGTAGTGCAGCAGGTACTTCGCCCCGGGCACGGCGGCGAACTTGTCGGCCGCCGAGACGGCCTGGTAGTTCGGCGTCGCGAAGGTGAGGCCCTGTCGGCGAGCAGTCAGCACGGCCATTACGGGATCACCACCGGAGTCTCGTTCTGCACGAAGTCGTACACGGCGTCGATCGGCGAGATGAGCGAGGCGTACCCGGTGCCCTTGGCCTTGGTGAGGAAGAACTTTCCATCCTCGAACGAGCCAGCGATATCGCCGGTCGTCTTGCAGCGATACACGATGGCGTGCATGTCGCCGCCGTTGTCAGAGATGGCGCGCCCCTCGGCCTTGAACGGCACGCGCTGGTCGGTGACCAGCTTGCGGTACGTCTTGACCTGGTTGGGGGTCGTGCCGGTCGTGATCGGGGCGGAGCCGCCCGCGAGCACCTGGTAAGCCTCCAGGACGATGCCGCCCGCCGTCAGCTCCCAGTCGATCTGCGGACCCTTGCCGTGCGACGTCTGCAGCCGGTCGTCTCCCCGCAGCTCCTCGAAGTCTTCTGTCTCCGTGAAGCTGAAGATCTGAGCCATGGGCAGGGCGACCGAGAAGCCCGCCAGCACCGTGGCCGAGACGTCCGTGTACGGCGTGAGCCGCACCTGACGCATACCGAACGGCAGGGACTGCGACTGAAGTGTCACTTTCCCTCCTCTTGCTCTGTGACCGGATCGCGGTAGCGCTCCGTGCCAACCATCCTACCGGTGGCGAGGTCGAACGTATGGATCACGACAACGCCTCGGGCTGCCCCGCAACGCCCGGACCGGCACTTCACTGCGATCTCCCGGAGGTCCGGGTACAGCTCCGCGAACTTGATCCCGTTGTCGCACCGCAGTTCGACCTGCTCCACCGCTTACTCCTCGACCGCGACGGTCTCCTCGCGAAGACCCCGGTCGGCCAGGATGATCCTGGCGTACTGCTCGCCGTTGAGGCCGAGATCCTCCTTGGCCACGGTCCAGTCGTTCTCCGGACCCCACAGCGTCGGCGCGTGATCCTTGACCCCGGCCTCGGCCCAGTCCTCAGCCTGGATCAGCCGGAGCCCCGGCTTGCCCAGGAACTTGATGACCGTCTGCGTCTTGGCCTTCTCCTGCTTGGCGTCCGCCATGTTCCCTCCTCAGTCCCCGCTGGCGACAATCGTATATGCCGAGGAACGGTAGTTGGCTGCATACACGTCGTCCCAGCCGTCAGCGCTATCGCCCTGCCATTGTGTAGCCACAACCCATCCGTCCACAGGACCGACGCCGGTCCGTGTCGCCTCCAGGCCATCCATCACCGCGCACCAGCGCTTGATCGCCTGGTTGATGTCGCCGAAGTCGTCCTCTCGCGAGTACACCCACAGCTCGCAGTCCCGCTCGCTGACGTGACCCCGACCTCGGGCTGCTCCGCCCAGGAGAGCGCCGGTCTCGGCGCCCCAGCGCAGCACGGCCCAGATCTTCCCAGGTGCATCCGGCGGCGAGTCGGGTGCGCCGTTGGCGAACAGGGTGTCGGGCGTGAGCCCGAGCGTTGCCAGCTCCGAGTCGTTGGATATCAACCCATAGACGAGTTCGCGAACAGTCATCAGACGCTCCCCAGCTTATTGACGATGCCCCGCAACCGGTTCATCAGAGCGAGCCCCTGATACTTGACGGCTGGGCCGATGATCGCGAACTTCCCGGCCCACCGGACCTCCAGCCAGATCTGGTACGGCACCCCGCCATAGAGCTTGATGAGATGCCACGTGTCGGAGTGCTCGGCGTGCCCCGAGAGGGTCTGGCGCGCGTTCCCGGTGCGGTCCTTCCACTTGGCGTTGGTCTTCATCCAGGCGACGGCCTTGTGGCCTTGGTAGTCGACGACTCCGGCGACGAGCGCGTTGATGTCGTAGTCGAACCGCTTCAGGTTGACCTTCAGCGAGCCCGGCTTGAACTCGAAGCTGCTGTTGTTACTCCCCATACTGGACCAGCTGCCCCCGGCGCTCGTACCCGTTGAAGGGCAACAGCTCCAGCACCTCGTAGCGCAGCCCATCCAGCACGAAGTAGTCCCGGATCGCGATCGTCGCGTCCCAGGCCCCGAGGAGCTGGTATTGCACCCGCCTCTGCTTGCCGTCCTGGGCCTGAAGAAGGCCGGGGGAGTTCCCGTAGGCCGAAGCCTGTTCAATCAGCCGTAGCGTCTGTTCAGCGCGGGCGGGCAGATCCTCGTACTTCGCCCCGCCTGAGGCCGTCCGGACGCGGGCCTGCGGGATGAGCGCGATCACGAGCGGGCGCGCAGCGATGAACGCCAGCGTGTTGCGCCGGTTGACTCTCAGCTCCGTCGCGAGACTCATGCCCGCACCTCCTCCACTGGCACGATTATCCGGGTCACGCCCACCCGAGACCCAGCCCGGAAGCGCGAGACCGGCACGATGATCGGGGGCACCGGCACCTCGTGCGACGGCTGCTGGATGAACACCGAGGCATCCGCCGAGAGCCACCGGGCCGGGAGCGGCCGGAGATCGACCGGGTTGCCGACCGGAGCCAACACGCTCTCTGTGGCGGAGAGCCAACGGACGAGCCCGGGGGTATCCGAGACTACCACCCCGGCCAGAACGTTGGCGAGCGAGGCTCCTAGGCGGGTTGCTGAGCCCGGCGTGTCGAGGGCGAGGAGCCCGAAGGCGCCGAGAGCGGCCGACGATCCCACCCGAACGGCCGAAGGGGCATCCGCCACAGCCACGCCGGTGACGACTCCGGGGCCATCCGCCGAGAGCGCCCGAGGCGCCATCTGGTCCAGGTCCGGGAAGGCTGAGACGTTGACGGCCGTTGCCGGGCTCTCCGGCGCCCGGAGGCCGGTGTTCTCGACGTCCGCCACGAGCACGCCGGTGAGCGCGCTCGCCTGACTCCCTGGCGCCCGGATGAGGCTTGGAGCATCCACCACGAGGAGCCCGGA